CTTTGTGGCACTGATTATCGTTTTACTTTATGCGGCAATGCTCATGCCCATGTATCAAAATATGGAGGTAAATTTTTAACATGAAAAAAATGATGACATTCTTGAAAAAAGCGAAAGTGAAAGCTTTCACACTTGTGGAAATGTAGGTTACTAAAATTCTCTATATTTTCCACTTGATAACAATGTCCTCAGCTGTTACCTGAACCTTGTTTATAAGCCCTCTAACAAGTACCTTTTGACCTTCGTAGTCCATTGAAAAAACTTTCTCAGCGTTTAGCAGTTTCCTCATATCAGCCTTTCTTTTGTTCTTCCTGAGCGCTGGATCGTTTTCCAGTTCAGTCTCAAGAGTAGCCCTCATGCTTATAAATTCGGCTGACTTGCTCTGTAATTCTTCAAGGGTAATGCGGTCATCTATGTATAGTTCGTTGAGTCTGCTCAGTTTCTTTGATAACTCCTCTATTTGTTTCTTATAGCTCTTACGGTCTATGGTCTCAGCATTGTCTCCTGAAAATATTTTGTCTAGGTAATCAGCGTCATCTTGTAGTTTGCTTATTTCTTCTAGCACATAGGCCTCTAGCTTGTCTTTGTAGTAAAATCCTGAGTCACACTTTTTATTGTCGTTGTAGGTAGTAACACCTCTCAGCGTTCGTGGGTGCCTTTGATGGCATTCATATTTTTTTAACCTGCTCCCATCTTTTCGCTTTACTCCTAAAATAATTTTTAAAGGTGCGCCACAATATCCACATTGGGCAATACCTGATAGTATGTATTTTGCTTGGAATGGCCGAGGATTGACATTCTCTGCTGCTGTCCTTTGTCTGATTTTTAGCTCAGATTGAGTCTTATAGTATTCCTCTTTTGAAATAATCGGCTCATGATTACCTGGATAAATTTCTCCCTTATACTGATTGAAACCACAATAGACAGGGTTATCTAGTATGGTCCTGACAGCCCGATAACTCCAAGGCACATGCTTTGGGTATTTCTCATTCAGATCATCTCTCAGTTTAGTAATGGATCTCCCTCTCAGATAACTCTCAAATATAAATTTAACAGCAACGGCCTGAGCTGGATTGACAGTGATAGTTCCGCTCTCTCTGGGGTAGTCGTATCCATAAGACGTTTTAGCCCACATCATGGATTTTCCAGCCTTGGCCCGTCCTATTTTCCCAAGCTGCATACGTTCCTTAATTTGCTCCCTTTCTAGCTGAGCGAAGACACTCAAGAGTCCAATCATAGCCTTACCAAAGGGAGTAGAGGTGTCAAAATTCTCCTGTAGACTCAGAAAGGCTATATTATTCTTTATGAAAATATCCTCAATTAAGTAAAGCGTGTCTTTTTGACTACGGCTAAGACGGTCCAGCTTATAGACTAGAACTGTGTCAAATTTTCTTTTTTTAGCATCTTTAATAAGTCCCTCGAGTGCTGGTCTGTCAGTATTGGATCCCGAGAAACCACCATCAGTATATATCTTGTAGACGCTCCAGTCTTTAATGTCGCAGTAGCTAGAGAGTTTAGCTTTTTGCTCATCTATAGAGTACCCCTCCTCAACTTGTGAGGTAGTAGACACCCTGACGTATATAGCTACTTTATTTGTTGTTATCATAGTAGTACCTCTTTCAAAATTTCCTAAAAAATGATAAAATGGGTACAAGAAAACATCTCAAAAGGTAATCTCTTTTGAAAAGTTTTTCTTGTAAGTACTAGCCTCACGCTCAGACTCGCCAAAGTTTGAGAGCGTGGGGCTTTTTTGTTTGCAACTATTTCCATTTTAGAAACAGTTGGTTTTATTCTTTCGATAAGTGTTGTTGAAGAATTAAGGCCACGTTGGCTTTCTCTTCCTCTGTCATAGGTGGATCATTTGGGTCATCCACTGAAAACTCGATAGCATGCCACTTATCATTGACTCTAATCCATTCTCTTCGTCTGTGGCATTTGCAATCTAGGCTGTGTTTAATCACTTCCATCGGTCTACTTTCGTTACTCATGTCATCCCTCCCGATATATATCCACAACTTCGCCGATAATTCGAAAATCCGTCTCTGGTGTGATTGGCATGTCCTTGTATTCTGGGTTTAAACTGTGTAAGTAAGCTTGGTCTTCATCAATAACAAGTTGCTTGATATACGCTTCTCCATTGTAGTTGAAAACTCCGATTACTCCGTCATTCAAGTCCACACTGGTCTGAATGAATACCAGGTCTCCATCTTGATAATCAGGCTCCATGGAGTCCCCTTTGATTGGAATAACAAAGTCGGCATCTACATCTACTGGCAACTCAATCCGTTCCACTCGTACATCATTCAAATACTGCCCAGTACCAGCAGAAGTAGCGTGGTCGTAGTAGTCATAACCATAGAGTTGAACAACTTTCTCTAATACTTCGTTTTTCTTCGCTTTTTTTCGTTTCTCTTGTTCGTCACGTAATTTTTCAGCGTATGTTACAACTTTTCTTTGTCCATTCGGTTCTAGTTCGTCATATATGGATTGGATTTGAGATTTTGAAAGAACAGCTGGAGTAGCGTTGATTTGAATTTCTTGTTCATCATCTAGCATATTAATTAAATCATCTGTAGAAATTTGCATCCCTTTAGCGATTTTTTCTATTGTGTCATAAGATGGGACAATGGGTTTTTTTGATTTCGGATGTTCATTTTTTTCAAGCATAGAAATATATCCTTTTGTTAAATCAGATAATTCACAAAAAGCATCCATCGATAATTTATGCTCTGTTCTATATGATTTGAGTAATTCTCCTAACTTCATTCAAAAACCCCTTTCTATATATTGTTTAATCTATTATACATCTTTAAACAAAAAAAGTAAACATTTTTTGTTTAACACGCTTGACATTTTATGTTTAACTTGTTAAACTATAATCAAGCTTAAGGAAATAACAAAAACAAAGCGGAGGGAAATACAATGAATAAAGGACTTACAACACAAGAACAAATTGCACTAGCAAAAGAAATCTTACAAGTTAAGAACCGCAGAGAACGCTCGTTGAAACTTGGAGAAATCCTAGATCGTGAAAAGCTATCGTCAGATGATATGTACGAATTGTATAACACACTATTGACAGCAATCAGAGTGTACGGCGACGTTATCGGATTCGATGATAAAGATTTTCAAGAAATGGCTCTTACAATCTTAGTTCTTGAAAAGGTTGAAGAGGCTAAACAAGCTAGGGTAGCGTAGAGAGGTGCGATTCCTCTCCTAGCTGTTGCTCATAGAGCAAAAAAAAAGGAGAAAGGAGAGAGATAATGAATGCAAATGTTAAAGTATTTTATTCACTAATTTGCAAAGACCTGAACGAAGTTATCGATGCAAAAAATAAAATCATCGCCAATACACTTGACGATGAAACTGTTGAGATAAAAATTGAATGTTTACGTGATGTTTGAACTGTAAAATCATTCGGAGATGAGGCTATCGTAGATCTCGTAATAGAGCCATGGTCGATTGTCTGATAGCTGTTGCAGGAGAGTCGCTATTGTTGCTCTCGTTTACTATGTAGCGCATTGCAGATGCCAAGGTAGCATCAAGTATAAACTCATCTGTATATTTGTGCTTCTTGTTATCTGAGTAGGTAATTGTCAGCGTGATTCGTCCTTTATAACCTGGTTGTATCGATGATGTAAATTTTTGTCCTGGTGCAATCATATTTCCGATGAGTGAGCCGAAGCGGTGTACAGAATTCAATGAATCCAATTCTCCATCTATCTGAATATTATCTATATATGCTGGAGTTTGGCCAAAGTTTTTAAAAACATAGGTACGTTGTTGACTTTTAACTGCATAGACATCTACATAAACATTAATATAAGGCTTTGCCATATCCTCTGTAGCTTTCTTTGTTTGCCAGAGTGAAATGGTATTAAAAACAAAACCGACAACTGCAATGATTACTGTGATATAGAGTGTCCAAATTTGGACATTATCATTGGTGATTTGTGGCATTAGATCACCTCCTTTCTGCTTTTATTATAGCAGAATTGCGAGGAACAAATAGAAAAATAAGGAGGTAGGAACGTGCAAGGAGAACGTTTAAGAAAGTGGCGTGAAGCAGAAAAAAGGTCTCAAGAGGAACTCGCAGAAAAGTCAAATGTTTCTCGAACAACAATACACTTGATTGAATCAGGTCAGTCGTCAACAGTGAAAATTCGAACACTTCAAAAATTAGCAGTAGTTTTTAATAAGCAAGTGAAAGATTTTTTTTAAAGAAAATGTTTAACAAATTAAACGATAAAGAAAGGAGAATGTATGACAGACTTTAAAGATTTGGATTGCCAATTTATCTTTCAGGAATCCAACTAACGACTATACCGCTGTTAGTAATAGCTTCATCAATGATCCTGTGATGGATTTTACAGCTGTTGGCATCATGATGGTGGTGCTGGCTAATCACCCAAACTGGCAAGTCTATCCAGAGGAGATAGCCAAGCGAAAAGGTGTTAACCGGAAGACAATTGATAAGTATTTCAAAATCTTTGATTGCAGCAAAAGAGGCAAATAATAAAGCTATACAGGGATTGCATGAGATAGAAGAATATCAAACTGGTAATAAAAAATTATTAGATGATGTTTTTAAACAGAATAAAGATTTAATTGATGTATTGAAGAAACATCATAAAAAATTAGAAGAGTTAGAACAACTTGAAGATAAGCAAAGTGAAATTCATATTGAAATTGATAGTTTAAAAGCGAAGCTAAAATCATTAGTGAAAATAGAAAATAGTTTTAACGATTTGCATTTACAAGTTGAAGAAACACAAAATAATCTTAAAAACGATGTAGACAAGATGAATGTTCGATTAATAGAGGAAGGTAAAAATCTTACTTTAATTGTCGAGAAATTTCAAACTGAACTAGAGGAAAAACAAAAAGAGATTAGTTTCCTTAGAAAAGGATTCTATACTATTGGAGTCGCTGTTGTTATAATAGTATTATTTCTATTGTTTAAAGGAATGTAGATGATTAGTGAAACTTATTTAAAATTGTTAAAATCAGAAGTGAAAAAGCTTGATGATCTGACAAATAATTCTTTTAAATTTGAGAC